CAAATTGTCCCAGGTAAATTGGCATGCGTAACGTATGCGAGAACCCCATTTAGACGCTCTGTGAGGCTCCAGGACGGTCGGAAGCCTCACGGACGTCCCCTACACCGGGTTGACCTCCTAACGCCGCCTAGAGGCCCCTTGGGTCTCGGAGGCCTTCGGGGCCGTGACACCGCTCGTGAGGGCCGTAATGCGCAGGCTACCTAAACACTTGGAATCATAGGGCCTCCGACCAAGTGTGTAAGGCATGCTGGATGCCCTGCGTTGGCTGGTCACATATGGTCATGACCGTACCCTCGACGGGGACGTGCGGCTAACCTCGCGGAATCCTTCACGATTCTGGATTCCCGAGAGTCTGGAAAGGCTGAACGTCCTAAATCGGGGAGGGAGGGGGGTGGGGGGATGGGACCCGCCAGAACACCACAAACAAAAAACCGCAATTCCGCACCCGGCCGAGTGGACCCCGATTTGACTTCCGATCGGATCTTCTTACCTTGCCTAGATCGTCGTTTGCGTCCGTTTCGTACCTCGGGGAATTGCCGTCGGGGTCGTGACTACGGAACACGACGACTACGGATCTACCGGGTCCTCCGACGACAAAACGACGCGCGAGGACCCGGCCCTTTGGTGGACTTTGAAGGGCGACGACTTGGCCGCCAAGGTCCACTCGATTGGGGAAGTCTTATGGCAAGACGACGCGAATCGGCGCAACGAAACCGAGAAAAACTTACGGCGGTTTGGCGGTAGGCAGCTCCGGGGTTTGTTCCAAGGACGCGACCCCGCGCCCGACCTGGACAACGCCCGACTCAACCTCACGAAAGCGGTAACCGAGACCCTACAAGCGAAGGTCGGATCGATCCGACCGCGCCCCAAGATTCTGGTCAACGGGGCCGACTATGCTTTGGCCACTCGGGCCAAGAAGTTACAGCGCTTCCTCGACGGGATGTTTCGACAACTCGAGGTCTACAAACACGTCCCTCTGTATTTCCGGGATGCGTGTCTGTCCAACTGCGGGGTGATGCACTTCTATCCGGACTACGGCCGCCGTCGGGTCGGGATGGAACGCGTATTCTGCTTGGAGTTGTTGGTCGACCATCTCGAGGCGGTCAACGGGAACCCTGAGAACCTATGGCGGGTCAAGTTCGTTGATAAAGACGTGCTCAAGGGGATGTTTCCGAAGAAGGCCCGGGAAATCGAGGACCTTTCGCCCATTTCGTATGCGGATGTCCCGGAGTTTGTCGACATCGGCGACGACAACTCAGTGAGTCCGGGGCTACGGCAGAACCGGATGGTAAAGATCTATGAGGCTTGGCACCTCGCGCACTACCGGGCGGACGGGACCAAGGTTGACGGGGTCCGGGCCGTGGCCGCGGAAGGGCTCCTGCTCGGGTCCGAGCCGTGGTGTTACGACTACTTCCCATTCAGCGTGTTTTATTGGAGCGCACCCGTAAGGGGGTTTTGGGGGGACTCCGCCGTCGCGGAGATTCGGGGTCTCGAACGGGAATGCAACACGCTTTTGCAAAAGGTCCAACGCGCCATGCGACTCGTGGGCCAGCCGTGGATATTCAATCCGAACGGCGCCCGGGTGAAGCCCGCCAAGATTACGAACGAAACGGCGTTGATTATTCCGTACGACGGTCCGACGCCCCCGACCGTCCAGACGTTCCAACCGATTCATCCCCAAATCATCGAACAAATCTGGACCCTACAGTCCAAGGCTTACGCGCAACTCGGAACTAACGAGCTCCAGGTGTCCGCCACGAAGCCCCCCGGGATTGATAGCGGTCGGGGTCTCGAACAACTGTCCGAGGAACACCTCGTACGGTTCAAGCACGTAAGTCAGTCGCTAGAGCAAGTCGTCGCGTGTGACTTTTCCCGGCAAATGGTCCGGTGTGCGCGCGACCTCGACGCGTACTTGAAAGAGCATGGGGTCCGGGAGGGTTATGTCATCCACGCCCAAGCGAACCGCACCCAGCTCAAAATCCGTTGGTCCGAGGCCAGCATTTCCCCGGACGACTTTTGGATTGAGACGTGGCCCACCTCGGTTTTGCCGATCACTCCCGCGGGTCGGACCGAAGAAGTGGAACGGTGGCAAGCGAACGGGTGGATTTCGCCCGACCGGGCACAATCGTTACTCGAGTTCCCCGACCTGGATTCCGAAAGGAACCTAACGACGGCCGATAACGACCTGTTGGACTGGCAACTGGACCAGATGTTGGAGGAAGGCAACATGGTCTACCCCGAGGTTCGACAGAACCTCGATAACGCACTCCAACGGGGCACGTACGCCCTTACGCGCGGCATCGTTCAACGCATCCCCGAGGAACGGTTGAATCTCCTACGCGACTATCTGGCCGCCGTCGAGGACCTCCAAGGCCCGCCGCCCGCGCCCCCAATGGCGCCGGGAATGGGTGCGCCTCCGGGTCCTCCGGGCGGAATGCCGCCGGGTCTTGAAGGCCCGGGAATGCCCCCGGGGCCGCCCATGCCGCCCGGAATGCCTCCGGGTCCTCCGGGGATGCCCCCCGGGATGCTCCCCACGTAAAGCCACATGTCCACGCCCGACACTACGGCCGCCCCCGCGGCCCCCGTAACGCCCCCGCCCACCGCCCCCGAAGGCGCCGCCCCCGCCGATTACCACCCATCCCAAGATGATGCCGCGGGACTCGCCGCCTACCGCGAAGTCCGGGCCGCCCAAGTTCCCCCGGACCCGGACGTTCCCGTTTCCGTTCCGGCCCCCGACGCGGGCGCGCAACCCGCCGCGGCTCCGCCCGCCGAAAGTGCGGAGGACGCCAAGCTCGCGAAGATCTTCAATCGGATTAGCCGACTCGAGGACGAGCGCAACCAAGCAACCCGGGCCGTGCAAGAGCGCGAAGCCGAAGTTGCACGCTTGAAGGAACGGGCGGCCTACGCCGACCAGTACGAAAAGGACCTCGCCGAGTTCCGTGAGGACCCCGAGCGGTTCTTTACTAAGATCAAATGGGACCGTCAGACCATCGAAGACTATATCGCGCATGGCCCCCGTAAGGTCGATACCGCGGTAGCAGCCACCGAACGCCGGACCCAAGAGCTCGAGGCCCGGTTGGCGAAGTTCGAAAAGGCGGAAGCCGAACGCGAGTTGGCCAACCGTCGCGAGCAGTACAAAGCCGCCTTGCCGGCCCAGCTCGCCGGCAAAGAGGACCAGTATCCGCACGTCTTCGCCTTCTACGACAAACCGCACGAATTGGCCGAAGCCCTGTTTGGCGTAATGTCAGAAGCCTACCGCGGACAGAATCGAGAAATGACCCCGGACGAAACCGCGGCAGTTCTTGAGTCTACTTTGGCCTCACACGCCGAGCGATTGAATCGGACCCGTAGCAAGTCCCCCGCCGGGACGAATCCTCCGAACCCCCCGGCTCCCGTCGGCGGCCCAAAGCCCGCCCCTACGCCGACGCTTACGAATAATCCTCCTGCTACGAGACCCCCTCCCTCCGATTCTGACAACGACGACGACCTATTAGAGATCGCGAGACAAACCCTGCGTAAGGGTCGCGCCGCCTAGTACTTCCCGTCCCGCTTCGCTTATTTCTTATGCCTTCCCTAGACGTCACCGCGGCGGATGCCGCGCTCAAACAAATGTATCCGTCGCGACGGGTCAAGTTCGTGGGTTATGAAGGTAACCCGCTGCTTGCTCTGATGCCGAAGGATGAGAATTTCCAGGGGCGTAATATGCCTTTGGTCATCTGGTACGGCGGCAACCAAGGCGCGTCCCGTAGCTTTGCTACGGCCCAAGCCAACAAGACCCCCGGCCTTTACGAAGACTTCCTGTTGACTCGTGTGAAGGACTACGCCCTTTCGAGCATCGAGCTCGAGGCGATTCTGGCGTCCGAGTCCGACGAAGGCTCGTTCCTGCGAATGGCCCGGTCGGAGATCGATAACACGGTCCGCACGTGTGCCCGTAACCTTGCGATTTCCATGTATCGCGACCACGGTGGCGCGCGCGGCCGTATTGCGGTCGGTGGCATCTCGGGCACGACTTTGACCCTCGAGAAACCCGCCGACATCACGAACTTCGAAAAGGGGATGAAGCTTATCCAAAGCACCACGGACGGCCTAACGGGCGCCGCGGGTGCGGCGGCGGCGGTCACCATTACGGGGGTCAACCGACGCGCAGGGACCCTTACGGCGGCGGCTTGGACTGGCTTTACGGCCCAAGACTATCTATTCCGCCAAGGCGACTTTGGTGTTGCAGCGAATGGTTTGGCCGAGTGGGTTCCGGAGACGGCCCCCGCCCCGGGCACACCGTTCCTCGGGGTCGACCGTGCTTCCGACACCCGCCTTTACGGCCAGTTTCAGGATGGTTCGTCGCAAACCATCATCGAGGCTTTGGAGGACGCGGACTCTAAGATCCATACTGAGGGCGGCGTAACGACCCACGGTATGCTCAACCCGATCGACCTCAACAACCTTCGTAAGTTGCTCGGGTCCGACGTGGTCTACGATAAGGTCAAGTCGCCCGACATGGCCACCATTTCCTTTTCGTCGATCAAGATGATGGGTATGGGTGGGTCCTACGACCTGATTGCAGACCGTAACGTTCCCGTCGGCCGTGCGTGGCTGCTCGACATGAAAACTTGGGTCGCCGCGTCGCTCGGGGGCCAGCCTCGGGTTCTCGAGGGCTTGGGTAACAAGTTTATTTGGGATTCGAACGCGGACTCCATCGAGATTCGCGTCGGGTACTACGGCAACATCGGTTGTTTCGCGCCTTCGTACAACTGCCAAGTCAAGTTCTACTAGAGAGGACCCGGACCTATGGCTCTCTATAGAAACATGTGGCGGGACCTCAAGGTCACCACGCCCTTCCTAGTCGACGTAATCGGTAAGGCGGTTATCGGCGGTTCGGGTGCAGTGGCCTCCCAAACGGGCCGGGGTGCGGTCCTTACCAAAGCCGTCGGGACGGGTGCTTACACCCTCACGTTGGATGCGCGCGGGGGAGTTGCAGACATTCTCTGCGCAGAATTCTGGTTGCCGAACAATTTGATCAAGTACGATGTACATACTACAGCCGTAATCCCCGTCGGGGGCATTATCAACATCCAGGTGTTGGTTGGCGGTACCCCGACGGCCCCCGCCGGAGGCACCCTGATCGGCTACCGCGTGGTTGTACAGAACGCGAAATACACCGGCTAACCGCGGAACCCCCTTTTCCTCGGCTTTAGCTTTTACGTGGAGGACCCCGGCCGCGCATCCAATGGTGGATGTGCGCCCCGGGGTTCTTTTTCTTCTGGCTTCCCGTCCCCGCCCGCCCCATGCCTGCCTTAGTCACCACCGCCGCCAACATTCTTACCGAGGCCCGCTATCGTGCGGACGCCCAGACCCTCACCCCGGCCACGGACTTCACCACCGACGATGAGCTCCTAACGATTCTCAACAAAGCGACCCGGGAGTTCTTGGACCTGCTGATCTCGTGCGACGACGCTTCCATAGAGTTGCTCGCCGTCCAGGCCCAATTGGTCCCCCCGACTTATACGCTGCCCGCCGACTTCTACCGGTTGATCGACGCGGAGTGCCCGGACCAAACCACTTCGAACAAGTGGCTCCAGATGCGCCAATTCAACTGGCGGGAACGCAACGACTTCCAAGACGAAGTCCGCCCGCGGTTTCGCATCGTCGGGAACCAATTGAAGCTGGCCCCGCCGACGGCCCGCCCGTCGACCGTACAAATCTATTACGTCCCGTACGGCATCCCTTTGATTTCGACGTCCCCGATCACCACCTACAACGGTTGGGATGACTTCCTAGTGTCTACCGTGGCACTCCATATCGTTACGAAGGAGGACCGGGACCCCGGGGTGATGCTGGCGCTTCGCCAGTCGGCAACCGAACGTATCCGGGAAGCGTGTCGCAATCTGGTCACCGCGAACACCCTTACGGTGGGGCGTGTCGAGTACCAGTACGAAGAAATCTACGACCTGATCTAATCCCCATGCGTAGACCTGTACCGCCCGCAACTTTCAAAACGTTGGTCCCCGAGACCCGGACCGACCTACAACGACTCCGCGACCACTCTAAGGATATTCTAGACTGGATCGATGAGCACTCGGGCGGCGGCGCCGGGACCATCACCGAAATCGACGCCGGACCCGGGATTGCAGTGACCGACGGCACCGGACCCGTGGTCACCGTGGCGGCCGACTTCGGGACGGGCGCGGGCCAGATTCCGACCACGGCCGATGTGTCTTCCCGTCTGTATGCGGACTTCGACGCGAACTACGCAAACAAGGCGACACCTGTGGCCGCGGACCAGGTCGCGATCAACGACTCGGCCGCGGGAGGGGTGCCGAAGTACGCGTCGGTAACCTCGTTGCTAGCCGCCGCGCCAATTGCAGTTAGCGGTAATCCGTACGTAGATCCGCCGCTAGTTCCGAACGCGTTTGACGACGAGTTTGACGGCGGCTCGCCCGACCTCGCCTCGAGGGGTTATTCGGTAACCAATAGCGCGGGTACAACGTTGACACGCGCAGGTGCAGTAGACCCTTGGAATGCTACCGGGCCTGTTGCGGGCACTTATCTGTCCTCGATCGTTGGTTCACAGCTGCTCGTGCAGTTTCCTAACGTCGCCTCTACCTACACGATATCAAAGCCCGTCGTCCTCGCTAGCGGCGATACGTACTTCGCACGCGTGGGCAGCTCCAATCGCTTCGACTCGGGCACGCAAAGCAATACATTAGAGTTCGGCTTCTACGCGACCGCTGGTGGCACTGCTGACACCAACAACCGCATCTATGTCTCTAGCTTTTCGACAAGCTCTGGCGCTTCAGGCGTCGAGATGTTCAGAGGTACGGCGGGTGCGTACTCGGGCTCTACAAGGTCGCCAATTGGCGCTCAGATCGGTGACATACGA